ACAGATTTTTGATTGGGCATCTGCCACCGCAGGTTCATCCATGAATGCCATCCTATCGGCTACGGAGATGGTTTACATCACCGGTCGTAAGGGCGCATCTGCTCCTACCGGCGGTTCGATCAGTGGTCAGATTCTGTACTACGTCACCGATCCGTACCTCGGTCAGCAGAACGTCTAATAAGGAGGCATCGCCATGATGCAGACAGACGTTAAAGGCGCAACCTGTGCAGCAAATGGCTCTACCACGGCTTACAACGGGCGTACCCGTTTAAAGGGGCTGTGGTATAGCGCAACTGGCGCGGGAACCATCGCGGTCAAAGACAACGCTACGACCCTGTTTACCCTGACTATCGGCGGCGCAGAATCCAATTATGTTCTGCTACCCGGTGAGGGTGTGCTTGTGCAAACAAGTCTGGTGATTACCAACAGCGCAGCAGTCGCAGGAGTTGCCTTCTATGGTTGAGGAAAAGAAATTTGTGCTGGCGGGGAGAAGTCTGTTTGTTGCCATTCCGGCATATGACGGACGTATATGCATACATTCTGCATATGAATTGCCGCAGCTTGCTCTGGCTTCTCTAAAGCACAAGTTTTCTATCCACTTGGGTCACCTATCAGGTAGCTCAATCATCACCCGTGCTAGGAATTCTCTGGTCAATCAGTTCATGGAGTCTGATTGCACAGAGATGTTGTTTATTGACTCGGATATTCATTTCAAACATCAGGACGTTCTCCGGATTATGGCTCTTGGGTCAGACCGGGATGTCCTGTGCGGGTCTTATCCTCGAAGAGCGGCAGACCAGAAGTTCTTTACCGACATCTATTACAACGAGCATGGCGGCGTAGAACTGACGGAAAACGGTCTTCTGCGGGTAGAGCGGATTGGCACAGGATTCATGTTTATACGCAGACATGTTATCGAGAAGCTAATCAAAGACCACCCGGAATGGAAATACTGGGTCAATGTAGAAAACAAGCATCACTATGCCTTATTTGATTTCAAGGTAACGCCAGAGGGATACATGGGCGAGGACTACCTGTTCTGTGATCGTGTAACAGAGGCAGGATTCAAGATCTATGTAGACCCGGAGATCAATCTAGGTCATTTTGGAAACACAGAGTTTACGGGGCATTTTGGTAAACAAGTCCTTCAACCCATGATTGAAGAGACACTACTTCTACAAAAGAAGGTGGCAAATGGCTAAGACTCCAGCATGGCAAAGATCAGAAGGCAAGAATCCGAAGGGTGGTCTGAACGCGAAAGGTCGCGCTTCAGCAAAGAAGCAGGGGATGAATCTCAAGCCCCCCGCCCCTCACCCCAAGACCAAAGAATCCGCTGGTCGCAAGGCATCGTTCTGCGCTCGAATGTCAGGTATGAAAAAGAAACTGACAAGCTCAAAGACAGCGAACGATCCTAACAGCCGGATTAACAAATCTTTAAGAGCGTGGAACTGTTAAATGGAAATGGTTTTATGGAACACCGCCATCACGGTCATTTTGGCATTGATCGGATGGGGTTGGAGAATCAAAGACAAGGAACTGGAATCTCAGAAGGAAGAACTTCAAAGACTCCAGATCCTGTTGAATCGCACCCGCGAAGAGGTGGCGAAAGAATATGTCACGAAGGTTGAGGTCCATGCAGACATCAATCGGGTTCTAGACCGCCTAGACCGGCTTGATGCAAAGCTAGATAGATTGATGGAGAGAGGTAATGGATAAAGTTCGTACCGTGATGAAAGAGTTTAAACGTGGTGATCTGAAATCCTCTTCGGGTCAAAAGGTCACCAACCCCAAACAGGCTATTGCCATAGGTCTTTCCGAGGCGGGCCTTTCCAAGAAAGCCAAAGGAGGCGAAATGAAAGAGTCAAAAGCAATGGTCAAGAAGGAAGTGTCGTTCATGAAAAAGAAAGGCGCTCCTGCATCCATGATCAAACATGAAGAATCTGAGATGAAGGGCAAGGTCAAGAAGATGGCTTCTGGCGGTCTAACCTCTGGGCATAAATCGGCAGATGGCATTGCCAAGAAGGGCAAAACCAAGGGCAAAGACATCAAGATGGCATACGGCGGTAAGTGCTAAAAGGAGTTGCCATGAAAAAGGTCAAGAAATACGCCGGTGGAACTTCTGAAGACGACATCAGCAAACTTAAAGAAGAAGGTTTGAAGGCATCAAAAGATGACAAGGTTGGGTTATTGGATCGCCTCCGCATGGGTAACATTGACGACCCAAAATCTGAGGCTTATAAGCGTTTTGGTGCTGGTCGTGGTCTTGCTGAACGTACTAAGAGTATTCCTGTAGGCGAAATAAAGACCACGGATTCTGGTCGTGGTGTTCCGGGTTTTGGTGGTCCAATGCTTCCCAAACCCACCCCTGATACCCCAGAAGTTTCCATGCCAGTTGGTTTGCGTGGTGCTTTGACCGCACAGGGAACTGGAGAAGGTGGTGTATCTCCCGGTGTAGAGGGTCCTAAAGTTACCCCGCGTCCTCGTCCTCGTCCTGTTGCAAAACAAGACAAAAAACCAATCAATATTAGTACTGGTGCAAGTGGTTTTGGCACGGACGAAAAAGGTATTGCACAGCGTCGCATGGAAGGTTTAAAGGCTCCAAAGACATCCGAGCTTCGCAGTGTTGCTCGTACACGCGCTGGCACTCCAATTAAAGAAACGATGGATGCTAGGAACAGGGCTGGTCAGAAAGTTTCTTCTGGCTCTGATGCTGCATTGCCATTGTTAGGTCTTGCTGGGCTAGGTCTTGGCGCAGCAGCTTTAAATAAACGAGGATTGCGTGAAATGCAAGATGCCGAAGCTGGGGCAGGAGAAGCTTCCCGTGAAGCAGAAAGATATGGTGGCAGGGCTGGCAAGTACATCCAAGAAATAGACCCCATGTTTACAGGCAGAGCAGGGTTTGAGCAGGGTCCTATGAAAAAGGGCGGTAAGGTCAAAGCCAAGCCAGTTAAGAAATATGCATCTGGGGGCAAGGTCAGCAGTGCATCTACCCGCGCTGACGGCATTGCCAAGCGCGGTAAGACCAAGGGAAGGATCTGCTAATGGCTAAATATGAAAACCAAAACTACAATGATTTGTATGAGAGAAATACAGCAAGATTTGCTGGAGATGATGGCGTAAAAGGTGCTAAAACCAGAAGGCAATCAAGCTCTACGGTTGATAGATCTGGTAATCCTATGACAGCAGTTAATGTAGGAGTGCAAAGACCTGAAGGTATTCCAAAAACATTAAAAAAACCAATAACATCATTTAAAGGCTTTGGCGGTGGTAGTGGTGGCGCAGGTGTATCGGATACCCGCGAAATGCAGTTGGGCGCAGACCTTGACCCGAAAGCAATGATGAAAAAAGAAGGCTACAAAAAAGGCGGTAAAGTTTCTGCTTCTAGTCGAGCTGACGGCATTGCCAAACGCGGCAAAACCAAATGTAAGGTGTATTGATCATGGCAGTCACTCCATTAGATGTAGAGCAAGCCAAGCTGGATGCCAAGAATAAAAAGAATCAGGACAACATGGAAACTGGCATCTTTGGTAAACCAGTCACCCTTCCCGGCAAACCCGGCGATAAGTCCAAGCCTGTCAATTTACCGGGCAAGCCGACTAAAGCTAAGTTTGGTGAGGGCATGACCAACTACCGCAAGGGCGGTTATGTAAAGGCTGCTGACGGCATTGCCAAAAAAGGCAAAACGAAAGGACGAATCCTATGATGGCAAGCCGAGGCATGGGGGCGATTAGGGAATCCAAAGTTCCCAAGCCTCGAATTGTTAAAAAAAGGGATGGCAATTACCCAGTTGAGATTTACGCCAAAGGCGGTGAGGTTTGGAACAAGCCCCGCCCGGAAGGACTAGGGAAGCCAAAGAAACTTAGCCCAGCCAAGAAGGCAAAAGCCAAGGCGATGGCAAAGGCTGCTGGTAGGCCCTACCCGAATTTAGTGGATAACTTAAGAGCAGCGCGTAAAAAATGAAACGATGCCCTGTTTGTGAAACAGAGAAAAACTTAGATCAGTTCTGGAAAGGACAGTATCTTTGCATACCGTGCCAAAAACACAAACAGAGGAATAGTTGGGAAAGCCGGTCGCCAAAAAAGCGTCTTGAGCAGCATTTAAAGTATAAGTACGGAGTCACCCATCAAGAGTTTTTAAATGCATGGGACTCTCAAAAAGGTTGTTGTGCCATATGTGATGTAGAGCTTCCTGATTTAATGACCTATGAAAATAGGAAGCGTAAATATGCGATTGATCACAATCATGAAACCGGTGATTTTCGCGGTATTTTGTGTCTAAATTGCAATTCATTGCTTGGCATGGCAAAAGATTCTGTTGATGTTCTTGCAAAAGCCATAAGTTACCTTGAAGAAAAAGGTTCTTACGGTTTAATGCTGGTTGACAACATGAGGGCAGCAAAATGACAACCACCGGCTCCACTCTATTCAATATGGAGTTCACGGAGATCGCCGAGGAGGCGTGGGAGAGGGCTGGGCGCGAGATGCGCAGCGGTTACGATCTCAAGACTGCTCGTCGTTCCATGAACCTTTTGACGATTGAGTGGGCAAACCGTGGTATCAACATGTGGACAATCGAGCAAGGGACGATTACGTTCGAGCAAGGTTTAAACACATACCCACTACCTATAGACACGATTGACCTGTTGGAGCATGTAATTCGTACAAACGCCAACCAGCAGAACCTGCAAACTGATTTAAACATCAGCCGCATCAGCGCATCGACCTACGCAACAATCCCAAATAAGCTCACTCAAGCTCGTCCAATTCAGATCTGGATACAGCGGTTGTCTGGTCAGGTTGGTCCTGCCGGGGCTACCTTGGTTGGCAACCTTACTGCCACAAGCAACACGATCACCCTAAGTTCCACAAATAACTTAGCCTCAAGTGGATACATCCGGATTGACAGTGAAGACATCTACTACGGTTATATTTCTGGCAACGTCCTGATGAATATATTCCGTGGTCAGAACAACACAACCGCCGCATCCCATACCACTGGCACAACGGTCTATGCGCCGCAGCTTCCAGCCGTTACTGTCTGGCCTACGCCTGATGGCTCCCAGACCTACACGCTTGCCTACTGGAGACTGCGCAGGGTGCAGGATGCGGGTAACGGTGTCCAGACGGCAGATATGAACTTCAGGTTCTACCCATGCCTAGTCGCAGGATTGGCTTATTACATCGCCATGAAGATCCCAGAAATGGCATCAAGGCTGGATATGTTGAAGGCTGTCTATGACGAACAGTTCAATCTGGCGGCAGGAGAAGACCGGGAAAAAGCTGCTCTGAGACTTGTCCCAAGGGCAACTTTCATTGGTGGGAGTTATTACTGATGGGAAACAGATATTCCTCTGGAAAATGGAGCATTGCCCAGTGTGATATTTGCGGTTTTAGGTTTAAACTTAAGCAGCTTCGTTATGAGGTTGTTAAAACAAAGTTGTACCAATTGAAAGTTTGTGACGAGTGCTGGTCTCCTGATCATCCTCAGTTGCAATTGGGTATGTACCCAGTGGATGATCCGCAAGCAGTCCGGGAACCGCGTCCAGATACGACCTACTTTACCGCTGGTTTAAACGGTCTACAGGATGCCCCGAATGGTGGAGATGCCGGATACCCCACAGGTGGCTCACGGGATATTCAATGGGGCTGGTATCCGGTTGGTGGTTCTAGAAATTACGATGCCGTTTTGACACCAAATAATCTGGTGTCTAAGGCGCTGGTAGGAAACGCGACTGTAAGTGTGACATAAGGAGCAAACATGGATAAGTCAGAAGTTAAGAAGATCGCCGATAAGGAAGTCAAGGCGCATGAAAAACGTATGCATAAAATGAGCAAAGGCGGCGTGACAAGCTCAGAAATGAAGAAATATGGGCGTAATTTGGCTCGTGCCATGAACCAGCGTTCTACCGGAAGGGGTCGATAATGGCTAAGTTCAGTCACAAAATGGGTGGCAAGGAAGTCGGTCAGGCTAAAACCTATGCCGCGCCCCATGATATGTCTGGTAAGGCAACCAAACCCAAGGTCAATACCGAGTCCGGCGCGAAGGTCATGGACAACATGGACATTTCTGTTGGCACGATCAGCAAGGGTAACTACCCAGCCGACAAGACCTCTGGCATCAAGATTCGTGGCACCGGTGCAGCAACCAAGGGTGTGATGGCGCGTGGTCCAATGGGGTGATAAATGAACTACGCAGACCTTGTCAGCACAGTTCAGGATTACGCGGAAAACGATTTTGACTATGCGTCTAACCCGCGAATCATAAACACGTTCATACGTCAGGCAGAGCAGCGCATCTACAACACGGTGCAGATTGCAAACCTGAGAAAGAACGTGACGGGAACACTTACGTCCGGGAACAAGTACCTCCAGTGCCCGACAGACTTCCTCTCTGTGTACTCCCTAGCAATCTATCCCAGTGGCGGCGGGGATTACTCCTATTTGCTGAACAAGGATGTGAACTTTATCCGCGAGGCATATCCCGGTCCATCAGACACCGGCAAGCCAAAACACTACGCCCTGTTTGGTCCTGTCTCATCGAATGTTAATGAACTGACATTCATCGTTGGTCCTACCCCTGATGCAAACTATGGGGCAGAACTGCATTATTACTACTACCCGGATTCGATTGTTCAAAGCCCGATTTCAACCTTGTCTATTACCAATGCTGGAACGGGATACGCAAACGGAACCTACTTCAATGTGCCTTTGACCAATGGCACAGGGTACGGTGCGCTGGTCAACATCATCATTTCCGGGAATGTCATTACTTCTGTCAGCTTGGTGGACGGTGGATGTTATTACGTCACTAACGATGTGTTGAGCGCAGACGCGGCAGATATTGGTGGTCTGGGATCAGGGTTTACGGTAACCGTCGGCACAGTAACCAACGCAACTGGCACGACTTGGCTTGGAGACAACTTTGACTCAGCCCTGTTCAATGCCACGATGTTGGAAGCGTTGACATATATGAAAGTCCTGCCTGAAGACAGAGGGTTGTACGAGGATCGTTATACACAGTCGATTGCTCTTCTCAAGAATCTGGGAGATGGCAAGCAGCGTATGGATGCTTATCGTGATGGTCAGGTCAGAT